GCCTGTAGAAGTAAAAAATGCCGCAGCAGCACTTGCCGAAGTTCTTACATCTAATTTAACGCTTGGTGAGGTTGCGCCTATGCCAACATTTCCTGAACTGTTAATAACCATTCTTGAAGCACCATTAACTCTGTCGTAAACTTCAAAAGAAGAACCTGCTGATATATTTGTACCAACTTCCCATCTGTTTGCTTGAGTACCACCTACGTTTGAGTTAAACCAAATAGAAGCATTTGAACCTGCATTAGTTGATTGAGCAAGAATAGTAGCTGTTGTTCCATTAACGTGGAGTAAATGAGTAGGTGAAGTTGTTCCGATACCAACGTTGCCACCTGATGGATTTATTGCAGTATTGGCGTATGCACCACCTGTAAAGGTTTCAATAATGCCTCTTGTTCCATCATGCCTTGACCTTAATAAAGTATTGGTACTTGACCAAACATCAAAAACACCTGCTACTTGTAATTTTGTTCCTGGTTGAGATGTAGTAGTACCTACTAACAGGTTACCTGATGAGTCTATTCTCATGCGTTCTACATTATCAGTTCCAAAGTTTAAAAAACTATTAGACCTATTAAATAATCCTACGCCTGAACCTGCATATAGCTCTAGTGTATTTCCTGAAGTTGCATCTAACCATATTCTTGCATCTGTAGTATCTGCAACATGCAAATCAGCTAATGCATTTGGCGAAGTTGTGCCGATTCCAATATTTCCATCTCCCCTAATATACATTAACGAATTGCCTGATTTGTCAGTAAAGGATGCAGTATAATTTCCTGAGTCATCTCCTGCTGCTACTGATATACCATAAGAGCCTGAACTATGTGTATTTGCAAATCTTGCAGCTAGTTGTCCTGTTGTTGGTGTAGTAACATCAAGTTTTGCTCCTGATGGTGTTTTCCCTATGCCAACATTACCTGATGAGTCTATTCTAGCTCTTTCAACTGTTCCTGAAGTGTTAGATGCTAAAAATCTAAAGTTTTCATAAAGTGATGAGTTATTTCTATGTTGTGTTAAATATCCACCAGAGCTGTCTTGTCCAAAAATACCATACTGAGTAGTGTTATCTGTTCTAATTACTTTTAAAGTTCCAACATTTGCTGTACCTGAAAGGTAGAGGTCTTTGAAGCGATATGATGCAGAGCCTAAGTCATGTGCCCCGTCTATCCTTGTAGCACCACGCGTAGGCTCAATGCTTCCATTAAACATGAAACCGCCCAATGTACCTGCACCACTCACATAGAAAGTACCCCCGTAAGTACCAATGCTTCCCACCAAAGAGCTGTCTTTGTATAACGCTAAGATACTGCCATCACTTGATAAACGATTGAGGTAAAGTGCTGTGTTTCCATCTTTTACAAAATGCCCACCCCCAACAAGATTACTACCTTGAGTCCCAAAATCTCCACTCGTTTTACCAACTAGAAACAGACCACTACTATCAAACCTAGCTCTTTCAGAACCTGCTGTACCTATAAGTAAAGCATCGCTAGTGTGATTGTATTCCAAATAACCTCTATACCCTGCTGTACCGCCTGTACCATCTGCAAACATAACAGAACTAGAACTTGTTGTATCACTAGCAACAATAGAAATACCTGAGTTACCTGAAGCTGAATTTACAACTAAATTTCTACCTCTTGAATTATATGAACTTGGCGAAGTTGTACCCAAACCTAATCTCTCAGCACTAGCATCCCAAAATAAACCTTGAGTTGAGCCTGTATCGTCATAGAAGGATATATCTCCGCCTGAGTTAATTGCTAATCTTTGAACATTATTTGTATATAAAATATGGTCATTATCAGAATAATAACGAATACCACCATAGTCTGCACCACCTGCTATTCTTCTTGTGTTTGATGCACCTAATTGCATTATTCCATTCGTGCCATCACTTACTGTTAAAGAGTCAGTTACAGTTGTGCCTGTTACGTCTATGCCTGTGCTAGTGGTTGCGATTTTTGGTGAACCATTATTGTATAGGGTTACTGCACCACCATTGATAGCTTGTAAATAATTTTGTGTGCCATTTGGAATCTGCATTTCAATATTGGCTGCTTGGATTTTTAAGTTACCTGTGCCTGTTTCTTTTATGACACTATGGTTGTTTCCAGACTCATGGTAAATCTGTAAATCTGAATCACCAAACTCTATTTTTTTATTATCTGGAATCTTTATAGTGTGTGAAAAATCAAAATTATCAAAATTAGTATTCCAAAGAATAGTCGCATCATTACCTACACTTACAGCATCTTGAATGGTAATACCTGCACCATTGGCTGAAGCAGATGAATCACCTGTTGAATAGTTTAGGGTAATGTTTTTGTCTTTTACGTTTAGATCATCTGTGTTTACAGTTGTTGTAGTGCCTTGAACTGTTAGATCCCCAGTAACAACCAGGTTGGCCATTTGTGAATTGCCAGTAGAGGTAATTGCACCAGAGTTGATAGTACCTAAAGTGACATCATCACTATTTTCTATTTTTGTGCCTAGTTGTGTTTGTATGCTACCTGTTACACCATCTACATAATTTAATTCAGTAGCAGTTGCGGTAATTGCTGTACCGCCTAAAGAAAATGTACCAGTGACATTTAGCGTTCCACCAACTGCTAAAGTTTTTCCTGATCCAACATTAAGACCAATGCTACTACCAGTACCATCTGCTTTAAAAATTGCATCAAGAGAGTCTAAGTCAGCGTTAAGCGAAATACCCCAGGTATCCTCTGCTGCACCTGGTTCTGGTTTTGTTAAGTTTAGATTGGTTGTATATGTATCTGCCATTTAAGCTGCCTCTTGTTTATCAAGTGTTTCCCAGTTCGTAGATGGATTGGTTGCGTCTGTCCAAGTATTGCTAGGAGCTGTATTTTCTGTCCATGTTGCTGATGATACAACTATCTCTTGCCAATTCTCACTACCAACAACTTGGTCTGTCCAGTCTTCGCCTGGAACTATTATGTCTTCCCATTTTAAACCACCGACTGCATTAAAGCCACTTGTTTGGTTGATGGTGGCTTCCATCTTCTTAAATACTTCAGACTGTGCAGATACGTTAGATACTGCTGCGATAGTAACTTTACCTAGGTCTGTGTCTTTTGCTATCGCTATAACATTAGATGTTGCAGCTATAGTTGCAGTTGCTTGATCTATCTGTGTTCCAAGAGCATCAAAGTCTGATACAGCTTGTATAGTTGCTTGTAACTGTTCAGCATCTTTACCAATAGCTATAACATTTGATACTGCTGATATGGTTGCAATACCACCACGCTTTCTACTACCAATACTTGTAAAGTTAGTAACTGATTGTATGGTTGCAGTCGCTATCTCTGTGTCAGCACCAACGGCCAAGAAGTTTGTGTCTGCCTGTATGGTTGCAGACTGTTGGAATTGTATTCTGCCAAATCCTGTTAAGTTAGAATTTGCCTGTATGGTTGCTACACCTGATACAGTATTTCTAGCGGTTGCGCCAGATGTTGCGGATACGGTTGCTTCAGCTTGAAAAGCTAAGTCGTTAAATTTTGACCTGGAATAATAGCCCTTGTTATAGCCTATACTGGCCATGACGTTAAGCTAATGTTACGTCTAAATCACCAGCGTTAAATCTAAATACATCTCCTGTGCTTACAGTCTTGGAAGCGTCTAGGTTAGCGTATGCTAACAAGTTTCCAGATGTTGATGCGTCTAAAATACCAACTGCTACGATAGTTCCTAAGTTTGCAGTTGCTGTAGGATATTCAATAGCTGATGGGTTGGTTGCGGTAGTTGGGTTAGTACCAGATACATTAAATGTACTTGATCGTCTTACATAGCCTCCGCCTGTTGCTTCAGTTCCACCGCCTGTATCAGTTGGTGCTACTGTATATAAAGCAACATACAATGTTGTGGGTGCTGTATAAGCATTGCCACCAAAGACATGCTCTAAGACCTTGTCTTCTAAATAATCACTAAATCCAGCCATTCTATTCTCCTAATTATTTTTAAAAATATAAGTATTTCTGCCAGTTTTGCCGTAAGTTTTTCGTCTTTGCATTAAAGATCCCTTACCAAACTCTGCCTTCTCTTGTTCCATTCTAATCTCTTCTATGGCCTTTTCAAACTGTGATGAGAATAAAGCAACCCTGTCATCTTCCATAAGAAATATAGAGGCATGCTTTAAAGCACCATATAAGTATGCGTCTGGATATGATGTAGAAATAAAATTCGTTGTATTCGTATCACTTAGAGCATCTATAGAGCCGTAGTATGTTAATTGTAACGTATAACTTGAGTCTGGTGTAGGTGCTAATTCAATTGTGTTATCTACCAATGCAAAGTAAACAGGTTGTCCTGTAGCATTACCTTTGCTTTTTCTGTACACATCCATTGATTCTATAGACTGTTGGAACAATGGGCTAAAGTCGTTGCTATCTATTTGCACATTGATAGCTTCTAACCAATCGGTTGGTAATGATAAATACTGGCCATCTGCTGTTGCAGTAGCTCTTTTTACCATGTCTTTATTTCTTAATCTTCTATTTAACTCTGCCTCTGTTGCATCAATGAAAAAATCTAACTGGTTAGTCAAATCAGATCTATTAAGAAAACTTGCAATGTTAGTTTTTAATTCATCGTATGTCATACTTTACCTTTCCATGTTCTAAATGGTTTGTTGTCTGAATGGTTTAACCAGTCTTTCCACTTTGCTGGATCTTGCGCCCATCCTTCTCTTACAGCTCTTTGATATACAATCATTGGAACTTCTGCTATATGTCTAAGATCTTTGCCTGGGGCTTGCTCAGACAATTGTTTTACATACTCTAAAGTAGGATTAACATCCTGTTTAGTATGGTATATAAACTTATCATCCTCTGTTGCAAATACAGATTTAAAGTTTCTCTTATGATCTATAACTGTGGTTTTTGCCATGCTTAATTTTAGCACAAAAAAAAGGGAAGCCGAAGCCTCCCTTAAAGTTATTGACTAACTCTACTAAGTAGTTAAGTCAGCAACGATGCCGTGTGCAGCTTCGTTACCTACTTCCAAACCGAATTCTACCAAGAGCATCTTCGAAGTTGCATCCCCTACTGTAGCGATATCAACTGTTTTAAAGTCTCTTAGGTAAGAAACTTTAGCATATTCTGGATCTACTAATAATAGTGATCTATCTCTACTGAAGTTAGATGGTACGATTTTTAGCTCGCCAAAGTCTGATGCGTAAATAGAAACAGAAGCTTCTACTGTGTTTGCATCAACAAATTGTCTAGCCTGAGATCTACCTGTGAAACCAGAAATAACTTGCTTGTTTACTGGACCACAAATCGCTAGTGAAGGCTCACCACCGTTTTGGAAGCAAGATTGTAAAACTGACTTTAATAAAGGTTCAGTTAAAGCTCTTCTGTTACCAGTTGTTGCGTCAGTTGGAGCAACACCGTCACCACCACTTGAACCGCCAGTTCCTCTTGATACGTTTGAAGTCATCCAAGATTCAAAACCACCAGTTACCCTAGCTTGAGTATTACTACCAGTTGTTCTAGCACCTTTTTGACAAAGAGCTGTTTCCATATCTCTTTTCAAAGCTTTAGCCATAATAGCTAATTGGTGTGCCATTTCTGACTTTTTACCAGCAGGATCACTTGTTTCTTGAGAACCAGATACTGTTGCATCTCTTTTTGAGATCATTGCAACATTAGTTTTTCTTACTGTTGCAGTAGAAGCAGATGTTGCTCCATCTAATCTGAATCCTTCAATTTCACCAGTTGCATCTACTGTTGGTAGAGCTTCTGTTTGCCAATCAAAAACTACGTTCTTAATTGAGTTTTTACCGATTGATGACATAAAAGGCGTTGCTGTTGGAGAAATGTTATAGATAACATTACTTAATTGTTCTCTATCAGCCTGCGCATCATATGTATCAAAGACATTATTTATTTGAGCCATGATATTTTCCTATATTTAAAATTTATATTAATTGTTCAAAAACTTTAGCTGCGTCTTGCAATTTGCCAGACTTAGCTAATCTTTGTGTTGCTCTCTTTACAGGTGCTACCGATTTTCTTTTGTTAGCAGTACCAGGCCTTGCAACTCTAGCTGGTGCTTTTTGTGTTGGTTTTTTCTTGACAGTTTCAGCAATTTTATCACTTAACCATGCCTTTCTTAAACCAAGTAAAGCTCTCCAGTCATATACAGAGTTGATCTCTTCTTGGGTATATCCCAAGACCTCAGTTGCATAAGACGCAATCTCAGCTTTTTCTTTATTGGCAACCTCTTGGTTCTGCCATTCTGGAATAACCTCAAGTAGCTTTGTTTGTCCCTCTTCAACTTGTTGTTGAATAAGTTTTTGCTGTTCTACAAATGACTCTTGTTGGAGTCTTTGTTGTTCAGCTTGGACAGCGTCTAGCTTTTGCTTTTGTTCATTCCAAACTTGCTGTTGTCTTACATAACCAACTGGATCATCTTCATATAATGCGTTCCAATCTGGCTCTTCGCCTAAAGCACTATTCAACTGTGCTTCCATTTTCGGTAATAACTGCGAATAGATCGCATCCCTTTGCTCTAACTCTGATTGTTTCTGCTCAATAGTTTTACGCTGCTGAGAGAGTTCTTGAGTTTTACGCGTATAATCTTGCTGACGAGAATATCCGTTGACGAGTTCCTCTTGCGTGACTTCTACCTCTTGGCCATCTACCTTTACGGTAAATGTTTGAAGTTGCGGAGCTTCCTCTTCAACATCTGTGTGTTCATCTTCAACCTCTTCGCCATCTTCTAACTCATCTATAATTTCTTGATCTAATTCATCTTCAACAAATTCAGAATCATCTTCAATGACTTCTTCTTGTGCCACATCTTGTTCTTCTAAAACATTCTCAACATTATCCTCTTCAGGTGTTAACATGCTTTCAAACGCAGACGCAGCTAATTCTGTGTCGCTTTGTAAAGCAGTCGGTTTTCCGTTATTGCTCATAAATACTCCTTAAATGTATTTATAAGTATTTTATATCAAGAATGTGTGAAAAGGGAAGTATTAACCAATATTTCTAATTTTGTTAATATTTGCTTTTGTCAGCTTTCCTTTCTCTGCAAGGATGCGCAGATGTCTTTCAACCTCTGGCAATAGTAATAAAGACCTGTGTAAGTCTTCTCTGATGTTTACATCTTTTATATCTCTGGAATTTAACCAATGAGTTATGTACTCATTTTTTAAGTTTTCCATAGCATTTTTAAAGACATCTGATTTAAGTAATATTTCTGCTTGTTCTGCCTGTACGGCTTCTTCGTGTGTAATAGACATTATCTAAATAAGTTTATAGGTGGTAAAGATCCCCTAGACATTGGTCTGCCGTAAGCGCCCTGGCTTTCCATTCTATAGTCTTGGGGTTGTAGTAAAGACTGTGGAGGTGTTTGTATTGGCGCTCCTGGTATTTCTGGTTGCGTCAATAGTGAAGGTACTTGTATATGTGTTTGTCTTGCAGGCGGTGCTATGGGCGGTGCTATTGGTACTGGAGTTTCTCTTGGTTGTTGAGATATACCACTAGCCATAATGTTTGCTATAGGCTGTTGTATAGACATTGGCTGGTCAACCCTAGCCAT